TTTTCTAATACTTTAGTCGCATAACCTTTGCCTTCATCAAAAGAATCTATTGAATTGATATCAAGTTTGTTAAATCCCAAATTAACATAATCTATTGAAGCCAAAGTTTTTCCAGTTTTATCTTGCATTGTCAACGAATTTCTATCTTGCTTAAATGAAACACTGTCCCCCGCCCAATTGCCATGGCTGGACTGGTCATGTTCTTGGTGTTTAATTACAGGCTTGTATCCAACTGGAAATTTAATTGCGTAACTCATTCATCCCACCCGATAAATTCACTAAGTAGGTCATAGTTTTCTTTGAAGGATTGACCCCTGCGGTCAGGCGGGAGCATGACCATTGAGCAACGACAGTGCGGATGAACTCGCCCGGGGACTTTATCGCCCGTTGAGAACAATCCATTCCATGGAACTATCTCGCCATCCATTGGACCACAAACATCGCAGGTGCGTTCATCTTTTGCAGTCATCCACATTTTTAGTGATGCAGGGTCGATAAATCCGTCTTCGAATGCTTGTTGCCATCCCTGCATTCTGCCTTCATTTTGAGCAATATTAATTTCAGTGCGAGCAATCATATTTGCTCTAGCACCACGCAAGCGGTCAGCATAAGTAGCAGCATTGGACTGAGCCTTGATACGCGCTGCTCCCTCTTTCAAGCCTTGCTTTACTAATCGTGTGTACTCACGCTGTTCGAACTTAACTACGGCATCTGCCCACTTGGGATGAAGACCAACAACATTTTTAATTCGCTTTGCTGTTGCACGGTAATCAATCTGCTCTATAAAGGCTTCATTGATAATCTTATGAACTGATTGACGAGTTAAATCATCAATTGATTTAATTAACTCCGCTGCGCGTCGTTGAGCAAATTCAATTGCATATGGGTTTGTTCGGTTAAATGAAATGTTTAATTGAGCGGGAAGTTGTTGACCGATAGGCGCAGCCCACATAGGAATTCGTGTTACTGGAACATTCTGCATTGCATCGCTGTTACCGATATTTACCTTGGTCGGCAGAAATGCTGGCAAGGCTAACTTAGGTGCAATTGACTGAATTTGTTGAAGCGCATTCTGCCCACCCAAATCAATCGAATTCAAAATATTTGAACTGATTCCGCCTTGCTCTGTTGCCAAAGTGATTCGGTTAAGCAAATCATTTAAGGTATCAGGCTGTAACTTTTCCAAGATTGCAACAATTTCAGCCAAAGTTATTTTGGCACTGCTACGCGAAATAGCACTGTAAAGCGTTTGCGCTAATTGCATCTCTTGTGCAGTTAAAGGATTACGAGGACCTTCATTTTTGGCAAAGATGAAAGGCATTTTTAATCCACATCGCCGTCTAGCGGTTCTGCTCCTTCAGGAATTTCCAACTCTTGTTCCATGGATGGAGGTGCATCAAATTCAGTTGCATCTGCACCTTGAGGCATTGGAGGCATTCCATAGTTTTGACCATCATGTTCGGCTGGTGGAAGTCCAGCAACCTCGCGAAGATAATCTTCCAACTTAGGGTCAGGCATTAATACTCCAGCCTGAGCCAACTTAGTTACAAAGTCTGAAATCTCTGTTAGGTCAACGTGGCTTACTTCGCCATATGTCAGGAATGGCAGACGTGATGTATCCATGCCATTAAGTTTTAGAAGACGAGGGATTGCGTATTGATTCATTACTTCAGCAATATTTTTAGCAATTGAATCAACTGCCATTGACCATAAATCCATCTTTGATGAACCTAGTGCGTATGAACCTACACGGTCTGAACCTAGAAGAATAAAGTCTGAAAGGATTGACATCGCCATGCGCTGGTCATAGCGCTGAATTGTTTTATCTGTGTCGAATTGACGTGAACCACCTGAAGATAACAATTGGAGGTCAAACATCTTATGACCGTTTTCGTCATACATCGCTGGCATAACAATGCCCTCTTGTTCATTGCGCTTAATTGAAGTCACAATGGCTTGAATTGATGCAAGCACTGAAACTTGTTCAGGCGTTGCTGTTGATGAAAGATATTCAGGAGGAAGATATGCAACTGGAAGACCCGCTAAATCGCGCTCAATACCAATTGCTTCAATCTCTTCAATACGGCGCTTAAAGAACCATGGACGGTAAGCATTACGAAGAATTGAGCGACCTTCAGGGTTATTCTTTTGTGAACTCGTGCGGAATAGCAAAGCCTTATCAATTGGAATTGTGTGAGCGCCACCTGAAGATGGGTCAGACTGAATCATTCCTTGAATTCCGCCATCTTCATCAATCATCCATTGCCACAAAGTTTCTTGTGAACGAATAGGCATCTTGCGCCAACCAATTTTTCCATCATTAAACTTTGAACGCTTTTTTGGGTCTGTTGAATCTCCACTGCGCTTTTTGTAAACAATCTCGTGATACGAATAACCAAATACGAGCATTGAAAGAATCTGAGAAAGTGTCGAATCCCATGATTCAGACATATCGTTCAAGCAAGAATTAATGAACTCAGCGGTCTCTTTATCTTTTGCCTGTGTATCGCCATCTTCTGAATCATCGCTATATGGGTCAATGCGCCATTCAAGGCGTGTAATAACTTTTTCAATAGCAAACAACATCGAACCAATAGTTGGGTCGTTATCTGCCATCTCGCGATAAACACGACTGCCACGAATTCCACGAAGGTTAGTTAAAAACTCTTCGTAGACTGTTCCACCCGCACGGCGTAAGCCAGTAGAGCCGAGTTCCTTAAAATCCGCCATATGTTCCTCTCGAACTACTCTTTGCTCACTAATCCAACAAGAATCTTAATTGCCTGTTCTTCATTGAATCCCGCGTTTTTCAACTCCATGAATAATTCATGACTTTGAATTGCGAAAGCGTTTAGTACAGACATGACAACTCGACCATTCACGGTAAAGTCATTATTCACCTGCTGATTATAGCGTGAGGCGAATTTAGGCTTTATTCTCCGTCTAGGACAAATTCACGAGAGTTGAGACGAAGGTTTGCAGTTTCAAGCGCAATCTTTCGTGCTAACTCTTTTGTGCCAGCGCTTCCATATGGACGCTCTTCAAGAACACCGCCAATTGAATCAAATGATTTGAAAACAATTATAAAAGGTAGTTCATTAATAGAAGTTGTCATGTGGATTTCCACATATTCACGAGGAGCAATCTCCATCGAAAAATATGCTCGTCCAGTTGGGTCAATAACAGTTTTTCCGCTAGGCAACGCGCTAACAAAAAACTCTGTCCATGCCATTGAGTTCCCCTTTCAAGAGGTTTTTCAACCCCAATAATAACACGAGGGTTAGAAAGGCGGAGCATCCTGAGATAGTGGCGTATTCCATGGGTCAGGTTCTGAGAGGGCTGTAGGAGCCTCTGAGCGGGTTGTAACGCTTACTTGACCTACAGTGTGACGCTTCATATCAACTCCGACATTCCAAGCCGTTACGGTTATCTTGGAGCGCTTAGCGCCTGTGTTCTTATCGTCCCAGTTCTCTTGAACTGCTGTGCCGACCACGATGACCGATACACCCTTGCCTAGAGAATCCGCACAGTTTTCAGCGGTCTTACCCCATGCTTTGATATCCCAAAAAGTTGTATCCGTGTTTTCCCAAGTGCCATCAGGCTTCTTGCTGGACTTTGATGAAACAACGGTAAATGTGGCTAGTGCTTTTCCATTGTTAGTAAATTTCAACTCAGGGTCTGCTACTAGGTTTCCAGTGATTGTGATTGGTGCGCTCATGCGACACCCCTTTCATTTGTAATTGGTTTGGCTATTATGTTTAGTTGTTTTCTTAGTCGGTCTCTTGCTTTGGATGATGTTCCGCCCCAAATTCCTACTACTTTGTAATGTAGTGCATAGGTAAGACATTCTGTTTTCCATATGCAGTTATTACAAATCTTTGCTGCCATCTTTACTTCTTCAGTTACTTTATTTTGTTCAGGAAAGAAATAATCTGTTTCAATCCCCCAGCAACTGGCTCCCTCGAATTGCCACGGCATCGTCATCTTCTCTGTCAAGGTCTTCTCCTACTTTTAACTCGTTGGGGAAAGCATGGATTAACTTAGCCAAAACTTTGCCATTGCGCCATACCTTGCCACCACAAATTCCGTCATAGTGTGATGATGCAGGTTGAACGAGATTTTCACATTCAGTCCAGTAAGGGCAGCCCTTGCAAATATTTAATGCGGGTTGTGCCATATCTAAATTAGTTTGGTCAAAAAGCCATGGGTCAGTCTTGCGACAAGGCGCATCTTCAACAAAGTCAATCAAACCCATGTTGAAATTCTAACTTAGTTAATCTGTTTTATCTTGATTGTCAGGGCGTGTCGTCATCCCAAATCTTTCGGTCAGCAATTGTACTAAAAGTTTTTGACGGTCCTCTTCAATCTTTTGATTCGTCAGAACTGTTTTTGAATCCAACGTCATCTGCATCCTCCCAAGTTTTGATTCCGTGATGGAGTAATCCCAAACTTCTCCATTCAGGATTATCGTCATCGGCTAAAGTAATAGTCCAGTGGTCATCATTGCCACCCATCCATTCAGCAACTAAAACCCAACCCGTGCATATTGCAGGTTCAATAAAAGCAATGCGCCCGATTTCGGCGAGCGCATTGTCAATTATTGATGGTTTCTTTTGCTCTTCACTCATGCCATGAGGCTAATATGAATAGTTGGATTTCCAGTATCGCCACGCCGTACAAGGATTCCCGTAACGACTTTCGATATAAACAAAGCCTCTTAAAATTTGCTTCTCAACTGTAAATGTTGGGTCTAATCCAAGAATCTGTGGGATTCCCCCAGCATGTAACTTTTCACCGTTTTGATATACGGGAGTTTTGTTATAGGCATTGGGTCTCCAATTACTCTCGCGAGTCCACAAAGACAGGAGGCATTCCCACTGAGTAGCGCCCCAGCCCCATTCAGGCAGCAAGGCTTTTGCATATTCTTGAGCAGCGGTAGGTGTTCGCTCGACCAATACTGGTTCAGGAACCACAATCTCTTGAGCACTCGCTGGTACATCGGGCGGAATGTGCAAGGGATTAACAATAATGAATCCGAGCGTTAAAACAATTATCGGAATCGGCTGAAATAACTTTTCATAGAATCGCATAATCCTCCATAGTTCGGAGCGAACTGTTTGTCGCTACTGGATGTAGCGCTGCCCTGTTGTCGGTATCGGACCGACCTCGCTTTTGAGGTGTAGGTGTTTTGCGAACCTTGGAATACAAGGTAGCAGATGATTTTGAATGGCTGTCAAGGATAAATTTGGGTGTTCGGTGGAGGCGCATCAAATCACGCTAGAGAGAGGACGGACGCGCAACGAGCGACGACCCCACCGAACTCGGGTACCCAAGTACTTATGATACCCGAATATAGAGAATCGCTCACCAGTAACCCTTAATGAAACTGGTGAGCGAAACCTTTATTTAGTTTTAGTCGAGACGGCTTCCAGCGTAAGCAGTGATTCCGTACTTACCAAGTACTTCAGCAAATGCTCCAGCGAAAGCGCTCTTACGGTCTACGCTCTGTCCGAACTCACGGACCCAAATCTCGTATCCGCCGTAATAGCCCTTGCTACCGATTCCGTTAGCCTTTAGCCAGTTAACGAATGCCCCTCGTGCTGGAGAGACAGTGACCCAAGCAAATCCACACAATCCGTTCAAGATGTATGTTTTCTTGCTGAAGTCGATATCGCTACCAAGTGGAGTAGTTGGAGAACCAACTACGAACTTTGGTGTGTCTGCATCGTTACCCGCTGCAAGACCAGCCTCATATGCTTCACGATAAATCGCCTTGCACTGAGTCTTTGTTAGAGCCTTTTTCTTTTCAATGACTGCTGTTGTCATTTTGTATCCCCTCTCTTGGTTACAAAGTAAGTATATCCTACTCGGGTTTAATAATCAAATTAACACGAGCCTTGCGTCGAGCGTGTCGTTTGTCCGATTCCTCAGCAAGCACCTTCTCGCGCTCGCGGGCGCGTATGCGGGCGAGAGAGGCTTCAGAGACCCGTAGAGCCTCTTTCCGCTTTAACCATGATGGAACTATCATCCGAACCACCGCCCTGTCTCAATTGACCCCACAATGCCGAATACAGCCAAGATTCCAAGGGCTAGTGCTATGCCCTCTAGATTATCTGCCCAGCGACGTCCCTTAGTGCTTAGGCGAACTCCCTTTTTTGCTAAGTAGTTTTCTATCACTTTATGACCCCCTTATAGATAACTTCTGTCTCACCGCGAACTGTAAGTAGTGCCACGATTTCTGACTTTGGAATCTTCCTTTCCAAGATGATTCCTTTCTTGCCAAATCGATTGGCAAAAAACTCTGCTTTGGATTTATCTAGTGTCCAAGATAATCCGTTCTCGTTTAATCCCTTTTGGCAACCTCGATAGATAATTACCTCTTCAGGGAGCGAGCGCAAGATGTTGTCATCTTCTTCATTCATCATGCAATGACGGTCTCGACGGTCTGCGGAAAGTAATTTCTTCCAATCCTTAAGATAGGCATATTGGTTTTCTGTATCTACCCAAATTTGAGTAAGCATCTGCCAGTAATTTACGTCGCCTAATTGCTTCTCAATTTTCTTAAAGGCTTCAACTCTGTATGGGCGCTCATGTAGAAATACATATTGGCTGTAATTCCAAGACCCAAGCGCCTCTTTAACTGCTTTTAATTTTTGGGCATACTGAGCATTAGCGCTACCGTTTGAACGGAATGGCACTTGATAAACAAGTGGGTGACGCAACATTTCCCATTCGCCTTTACTTGTTTCTAAGTATGGAAGCAGGTCGGGATGAAGTGGTTCGCTATGTTCAGCGACCACTTGAGCCATTAGTTCTTCTACTTGATTCATTGATTCCCCCTCTCTCTAAGTTTACAACCACAGTTTATATTAATTATCTTTAGAAATCAAGCCATACTGCTCCATGGCACCATCTGTTTCACATGAGGCACAAATGAATCCGTACCACATCTTTGACAGACGAAACTGGCTTCCGCACTTTGAACATTTCATGCTGCTCTCCTTTTGTTGTACTTTGTTTGAAGTGTTTTTAACTCTTGCTCAAATGAGACACCGTGCTTCTCAGCAAGGTTTCTTACAATCAAATCTGCAATCTCTTGAGCGAAGGCTTTCTTATCTTTTTGCTCTTGAATGCTTTCAGCGCTGTGAGCCTCACCGTTGTAGTAGTGAGTGACAATTTCTCTTTCAATATCCCACTGAAGGTTGAACCACTCTGTCACCGCTGAACGCTCTGTCTTGATAACTCTTGTCCACTTGCCCTCTTTGTAGGTCAAGAACTCACCTGATGCTGTTGGAGCGTTTGCCTTTTCCTTGGCAATCCGTGCAGCCTTTTTTGAATCTCTCTCTGCCTTTGCTTCAGCCTTTGCGATTTTGTCGGCTGTCACAATTCTTGATGGGCGATTCAAAACATCGGCTGGAGCAGATGGATAGCAGATTGTGCAAGCATCCTGACCAGCATCCTCAACGATTGTTGATTCTTCATCGTTGCTGTACTGGACTAACCAGTTGTAACGAGTAGTTGGGAAGCAAGTGTTGCAATCCATTGAACTGTGGACGTGACCATTGCTGGCAATAACTAAGAACGCTCTTGTCCAAGGGTCTTGGTCATAAATCTCATTAAGGTCAAGAATCTGACATCCCACTTCAAAAATCTTTTTTCTTGCAGATTCAATCTTGCCCTCTTGTTTTGCAATTTCAGCGACATAAGTTGGGTAATGCTTTTCGTAATACTCTTTTGTATCAATTGCACTTTCTAAATCAAACAATAAATTGAAACGCTTATTGTGTAATTCAGATAACTCTGTATCAATCTTGACCGCGAACTCTTTTGTCACACTCATGACATCTCCTCTCTCATTTACAACCCCAGTTTAGCATTAAAGGGTGTCAATGTACAATAGGAGCCTGTCGTGTCCTTGGTGACCCAATCAAGGAGTTCTCATGCGATACGCCGTAATTGCTTGTTTTATACTTTTATACACATTCCTACCAGTGCCTGATTCGGCATCAACTGGTCAGATAGAGTCTTTCTCAGCGAGCGCATCTTTTAACTCTTGAATCTCAGCCTTGTAATAATCGCTCATTATCTCGGAAGTGACGAGATAACCCAGCATGATTCCCATGCCCAGCACAAAAATCTCGAGCATCAACCCAATTCCATCTCTGTTACCTGAATCAAATCTCGAACTAATCCCTCTTCAGAATCTAGCCTGTAACCCTTGGGCAACGCCGATTCGTTTTCTTGAGCCTTAGCCCATGTCAGGTCAATGCCCTCAGTTTGGGCTAAATCAAGGTCTCTCAGGGCTACACGGACTAGACCAGCGACCTCGACGGCTCCTCTATCCCGAGCCAACTGCTCTGCCCTCTCAAGCGCCTTAGCGTCGATATTTTGGAAGCCTAGTGGGAATCGACCATCTAAATCCCATACTCGAACTGCGACCATCAATTTCTCCTGTCTTCAATAAGGCTCAGATAATACCCCACTAATCCGTTTTGCATTATTAACCCCAGTAGTGTAAACTGGATATGTAAGAGAGAGGAGTGACCATGGAAAAGTGCGTGAAGTGCGGGAAAGAAATCGGTCAATACGAAGTCTTTCCAAAAGTAACTTGCATTGAATGTTTCGCTGTCATCTTTGAAAAGGAATTTCAAAGCGCTATCAAGGTCGGGAGGTTTAAGTAATGAGTCTTGATTACAAAGGATTTGAGTGGGGTAACAGAATTACCTCCGATGAGGATTCTGTCGATAGATTCCTTCACGAAGGCTTGGTGCCTGAATCACCATCTGTAGGCGATTTACACGGCGCTGCTGAATGGTTGGCTACTTACGCTGCTGAAACTTCTGAGGATGCTCAGGGCTGGGCGAATGTCGTTGCTTTCTTAATCTTGACTGCGGAATCTAAAGAAAAGCGGTCAGCGATTGCTAAAGCAAAAAGAGAGTTTGCAAAGGAAAAAGGAATTCCTGTTTCACAGGTCAGGATTAACAGGAATAACTAACTCCCGTGGTATAATGGATATACAACCTAGAGAGAGGTTCAACAAATGAGTAAAGTAAAAGTAACTTGGAAGGCGTTCGGAGAATCAGTCGAATCAGGTCGTTTCATAAGTTCTGTTGAATTCGAGACAGAGTTTGAAATCAACGATGAAAACCGTGACCAGTTCTTCGGTGTTGTTTACCAACAGACAAACACTTATTCAGGAAATCTTTGGAACATCATTGAGCCAAAGTTATCTCCATTCCGTACTCACACAGCACTTTCAATCGGTGACGAAATTGAAATCGATGGTCAGGTTTATATCTGCGCTGATTTTGGATTTGAAAAGATTGAAGATGTTGAAATTAAGAAATTCGGAGATTCCGTTTTCTCTGTATCAAGAAAGGTAGGTGTCTAATGTCAGAATCAAAAGGTCGTCCGTTTAATGTTCAAGAACTAAAAAATCAAATGGGTTTTTGGTGCATTGGTTCTATTTCAGGTGGTCGCGTTTTAATTGACGGTGCTACTTACAACGAGCAATACGGCACAACTGAGCAGGTCGAATTCCCAGTCGCTTATGGATACCGCGTAAGAGTTATTTTAGGTTGGGACGATACATGGACAGTCCAGCGCGTAATTGTAAAGAACACAAAAAATGGAATCAAGGAAACAATCAAGGGTTCTGTTGAGGGTGTCTACCCTGAAAACATCGGTGAAGTTGCTTATCAAGCATCTTGCTACCAATCTAACTACGATTTTGGAAAGGTGGTTGCGTAATGAGTCAAGAATCAATTTCATGGGGAGAGTTATCAGAATTAACTCATGCCACACAGGTTGAGAAGTTTAATTTCTGCACCTGTGAAGATAACGAAGGTCAAGAGAATCCTTACAAGGATTGCCCAACTCAAAAGCCTTATGACCGCTTAGGCGCGATTATCGCTTTTGAATCAGGCGAACTTGATGGGGACAAGGTTGTTGAATTGTTCCAGCACTTAGTAGACACGGGGCTTGCATGGCAACTCCAAGGTCACTATGGGCGTACTGCAATGGCACTTATCGAGCAAGGTCTAGTGGGAAAGAGAGGCAACTAATGAGCGAGACAATTCTAAAATGTGAAAGTTGTGAAGATACCATTCAAGAAGATGATGGTTACGCGATTTCAGATATGACTGAAAAGACATTCTGCTATGGCTGCGAGGAATCCGACCTTGAGGGTGCATCAACTTTGCTGAAGGTTCATGGTAATCATGAAGCGGAAAAGGTTATTTTCGGTAGCGACTTTTCCCGTGGCGATGATGGAGAATCTCCTGATTGGTTTTATAAACTCTTTGGAGAAGAAAAGGGTCGTAAGTATGTACAGACCAGTGGATGGCGTGGTCACTATGAAACCGTCAAAAACTTTGAAGGTATGACCGTCCTAGCATCGGGCTGGACAACTGGATGGGCTGATGAATATCACCAGCGCAAGGCACACTTTAATGAGTTTGCTGAGCATGTATGCGAGAACTTCTATGGTGCTGTTGCTCCGACATATTTCTTAATGGAGCCAACATCCAATGTTTTCTCATCAGGCGTCGATTTCTTTTGTGCTACAGAAGATGTTGAAAAGGTAACTGCATGGCTTAATGAGATTGGGTATCCAGTCGAGAAATTAAAGGAGTGGTTATCATGACGCCAAAATTTGAGGTGTGGCTATCTAAAGAAAAAACAGTCACAATTAATGCTGAAGATTTAGAACATGCTTATGAAGTTGCTGAATCTAAATTTGCTCAAGACAAATGGAATATTGATAAAGTGCAAACTTTAGAGTAAACTAGGGTTAATAATATAGAGGGAGGAATAAATGGAAGACGCAATTTTGATTCATTCGCCTGAATATGCGAACTGGATTTTTGATAAGTCGCACCCGACACAGGGACGACGATTCCTCCATGCACGAAATCGTTTGATGCTTGAAGCACAAAACCGTGGACTCAATGTGTGGGAGTTACCGCCTGAGTATCCAACGACTGAAGACTTGCAACTTGTTCATGACATGGAATATGTCTTTGACGTGACAATTCGCGGGGAATCAGGTGAATGGGATGGGCAACGCCATGACTTAGGCGACCTAGCAAAACTCTTTGTTGGTGGAACTCTGACAGCCCTTGATTACTTGGTAGATGGAAAGACAAAGTTAGCGATTAACTTTGCTGGAGCCAAGCACCATGCAATGCGTAATCACTCAAGCGGATTCTGCGTGTTTGCAGATTTTGCTATCGCTGCTAAGCGAGCCGTGGAGTGGGGATATCGCGTAGCAATCTTTGATGTTGATGCTCACCATGGTGACGGAACTGAAGAACTGTTGCGAAGCGATAAGAATGTTTTGACTTACTCGGTTCATGAGTGGGGAATCTTCCCGGGAACTGGATTAACCAGCGACTGGATGAACAAAGCATTCAACTATCCGCTTGCTGCTAAAAGTGGCGATGCACAATTAACACTTGCGACCATGAACTTTCTTGATGAAGTCCGAGGGTTTGACCCCACGATTATCTTCATTGCTGGAGGAGCCGATGGTCTCAAGAATGACCCGTTATCAAATCTTGAATATACAACTCAAGGATATTTTGATGCGATGCGTTTGGTTCGTGAGGCTTATCCTGATACGCCAATCCTCTTAGGCGGTGCGGGTGGATATCAACCTGATACGGGAACTCCTGACGCATGGGTAGCGTCTGCGCTTGGACTCATGGCGCTACCGACCTCAAAGGTGGCTCCACTGTAGTCTTAGCCCATGACAACACTGGTCGGCATTCAAGGACGCAATTGGGCGCTCTTGGGTGCCGATACTCGTATTGCTGATGATTCAACAATTTATAAATTGGCTAAGGGTCATTCAAAGATTATCGAGAGCGAAGATTTTACAATTGCTTGCGCTGGAGATTTACGAGCCATCAACATTCTTCAAGCGGGATTAAAACTGCCTAAAACATTTATTGCTCGCGATGATTCTCATTTTGTTACTTCATTTCTTATCCCAGCAATGCGTAAAGCATTTGCCGATTCAGGGTACGAGAAGACAACTGAAGGTCAGTCATCTCATGAATCAGAATTCTTGATTATCTACAAGGCAAAGATTTATGAAGTCGGCTCAGATTACTCATGGGTACAAGATGCCCGTGGAATTTATGCTCTTGGCTCAGGCGGTGCAATAGCCCTTGGAGCCTTAGCCTCTATGCAAGGCGATACGACAACTCGAGTAGAAGCGCGAAAGATTGCTAATAAGGCTCTTGAAATAGCGAGCGCTTATAACGCTGATACTGCCCCGCCGTTTCATATAGTCATTAAAGACTAAATTTCAATACGCCTTCAGGGTCATAAATCTTTAGAGATTGATTAACAATTGTTTCAATAAACTCTCTTGCATGATGAGCACAAAAATATAAATCGCCATTAATAAAGGCACCGATTACATATGCTTGAGCGCTACATCTATCACATGAGACATTTACTAAAGTCGGTGGTCGAACTCCAGTTTCAATCAAAGTAAATCCGTTACTTTTTATTCTTATCTGTAATTGGACCGCCGACTATCCAAGCACGACATGTACGACGTGAAGCGCATTTGAAATCAAAAGCCTCACAATACCCAAGGTCACCTGCTGCATCAATGGCATAGGCATCGGCTTTAGTATCGCCTTGGGCGAGTCCTCCAGTGATGCACTCCTTCATGGCTGAGGTTTGGATGAAAGCAGCGCAATTTCCACAGCGCTGTTTCTTAGCCTCTTCAACGGGTACGTTCCATTCATCGGCAATCTTTGCCCAATAGTCAGTGTTTGCTTCAGAAGGGTTTAGCGGACCGTAGGAAGCCGTCTCAATGGCTTTCTTGCGGTTCTTGAGGTTAGTCCCTACATCCTGCGTCGCAGTCGGGCATGAAGCCTTCAATAAGGCGGATACGTTTGGTGTAAGGGACATGCGCCAAGGATAGCATCGAACAAATGTTCGAATTAGTAGCCACAAAATTATTTGTGTTTCGGGATGATTATTAACCCCAGTTGTGTTATACTGGATGTACGAGGTCAAGAGAGGAAATAACATGACACAGACAATTGAAAAGCAAGAGGTCAAAGTCGGAGATATCTTTTACACATCTTGGGGCTACGACCAAACTAATGTCGAGTTCTACAAAGTAATCCGCGCTACAAAGTCTTCTGTGTGGGTTCAGCAAACAGGTCAGACTCGCGAAGATGCAACTTATGGCGGTGGCGATTACTGGACAACTAAATCAACAGGTGAAGTTATTGGTCGCGAAATTTATAACAGAGAAACTGGCGAATATGACGTGAAGTTTCCACCAGTGACAATGCACAGAATTCAATATGGATATAACGGTCAGCCAGCAATCAGAATCAACTCTGTAGTCAGCGGATGGTTTTGGGATGGCGAAGGAAAATCTGCTTCAACTGGTCACTAATAGATTTGAATAACTAACCCTAGTTATGATATACTGGACTTGTTCTCAGAGAGGGGAATCAAATGAGTGAAGTAAAGATAGTTGAATTCAAAGCAAAAAGCATCGCGCCTTATGGCAAAGGCTTTCAGGTTAACGCGTTCGTAGATGGAATTGAAAGTGAATTTACTTACTACGGATACAGCAAGAAAGATGCGTTGGAAGCAGCGCGTCGTGCCGTGAAGGTAGCAGGACGTTTAGCAAATGAACCTTACAAGGGAGGTAAGTAAATGGGGTGGGATGTAACTCAGGTCGGCAAGAATATTTCTACTAAGAAATTTCTTGAGCACGATATCCAAAGCACAATTGGTGCTAACTACGAACTTCTTGCGCTAGGCGAAGGCAAGAATGAATTCGGTCAAAAGCCTTTCTATGCTGCGTTCAAGAATAGAGCAAGCGGAAAAGTTTTTGCAGTTGTCTATCTCACTAAGCGTCGTAATGGCAGCATTGCCGTTAAGGATGTCAGCGAAGGCGCTGGACCTTTCTACTTCGACTGCCCAGCCAAGGTATTCAATCTCTTGACTGAGACAGATAATGAATATTCACTTGAATGGCGTTCTAAGGTCAAGGCTTATCTATCAGAAAAGGCGGTAGCGTAAATGGCTCAAAAATATAGAATCGTTCGCATGTGGTCAGCACATAACGACACCAAGATAATCAAGCGCGGGCTAACTCTTGAACAGGCTCAAGCGCATTGCAAAGACCCAAACACTAGAGAGGCTGGAGTTTGGTTTGATGGATACGAGGAGGATAAATAAATGGGGTACACACATTACTGGAATGTCATTGAACCAGCGGTAATTGAAGAAAAGTTTGCACAATTTGCAGAAGGTGCAACTCAAATCATTAAAACAGCGGTCGAGGCTGGAATCAAAGTGACCGATGTTGAGGTCAGAGAAGATGCAGTTGTTTTTGAAGGACAAGTCGAGACTTTCTACTTTGACAAAGTTGGAGATTCATTCAACTTTTGCAAGACTGGTCAGGAGCCATACGACACTGTAGTTACAGCCGTGCTCATCCACGCCAAGAAAGTCTTCGGAAAGGCTCTGAAGGTATCAAGCGATGGAAACTGGGCTGAATGGTCAGATGGTCGCTTGCTGTATGAAACTGTCTATGACGTGCAGCCAACTGTCGGCGAGGTATTCGGAAACGTGGTCGATTAATGGGATGGCGTTGGAAACTAGCGGTATTGCTGGCACAGATTGCTGATTGGTTTATCCAAAAGGCTTGCCAAGTTTGCGAAGATGACGGACATTGGGAAGTCCGCTGTCATTATGAGAAGTTATAAAACCCACTGATTAGTTTGACCGATTGATATCGGAGCAATTGGTGGAATTATATTCTTGTTCTCATAAAGGGCGAGGAGTATCGCTTCTGCACGGTCAGGAGAATGAACTCCTCGCTTTTTCATGTCCGCTTTAGATTCAATAAGAATTCGACCTGAAGAATCGCTCGTGTATGTCGGACCTGCTAACTGGGCTAAAACTGCGCGGTCTACATTGAGGCGGATATCTTGCTTTCCATCTTTAGGTTGTAGTAATGAACGGGTATTCCACCACATCTCGGCTCTTTGATTCTTAAACTTTGCTTGGTCTTTTGCTCTCTCTGCAACATTGACCCCAATAATCTGCGCTCGCATTCGACGCTCTTTTACCCATTTATCCAAAATGGATACAACTCCCCAGCCAACGCCGATGGTATCGATTTTGACTCGTACTAAATCTGTAACGCCTCTCTCAAGGTGAATAGCGCAAGCCTTCTCAATCTCAATCATGGCAACTCCAGCAACATCTACAGCATTTGAATTTATCTTGCCTGATGAACGGTGAGTAATCTCGACCTTATATCCGTCTGCCTTAGCGATAACGAACTCATCGCCACCGTCGGATGCAATATCGATGCCTAAGCGGATAATTGAACTTTCAACTAGATTCTCATTCTCGACCGCTTGCTCTGCCCATGCGTAAGGGATGACCTTTCCTGTTCCCGAAGTAGGAAAGCGGGCAAATATACGGGCTTCAACGAATGGAGAATCATCTCCAAATTCACTGATTACATCATTCACCCAAATATCATCAACTAGGTGCGTAGCGACCTCGTGAGCCTCTACAAAGGGAGGGCAACTTCTGCATATGCCAGTTTTCTCACCCGTGAAGTTTGGTGTGTCATAAGCGCTGATAGGGATAATGTTGTAAATAGGCGAGTTACATATTCTCTCGAACCATGTCTGCTCTTGGTCTGTCGGTGGGTTTCCTAATACTAAAAGGCGTGTGTGTCCACCTGTCATTAGCGCTTCAAGCGCTGTTCCAATCGTGTCACTAAGTCCGCCAGCCTCATCAACGACGATAAGTAAATGTGGAGCGTGAATACCCTGAACCGCTGCCTCATCATTAGCAGACGGAGAGAAACCGTAAGCGACAACCGTGCCATCCATTTTCCATTCTGTTGTAAGTATTTCTCCGGGGAGGTCATGAGCGGTGTGAACTTTTCGAACTTGCGCCCACATGATATTTCTAACCTGTCGGAAAGTTGATGCTGTTGATACTGCAATAGCCGTGCCGGGCGGGTGAACTGATATCCACCATGCAATGGCTCGGGCAGCCAAGTGAGATTTCCCGGGGGCGTGACATGCTGGAACAACTGTACGTTTGTTAATCATAAGTGATTCGAGAATCTCTCGTTGCTTACTCCATAAAGTTTCGCCTAATCCCTCTTCAACAAATCCAATTGGGTCGCTTTCAAATCTTGCCCATTTGTTATTAGTCTCTGAAGATAGGAGCAACTTAATCGTCGCCCGCTGTTCATCATTGGCTTGTTCATAAACCATCTCTTGATATTCCTTGGGTAAGGAGAGATATTTATCAATCAGTCGTTGGGTCATTTTCTTGTCTCACCGCCATCACTCTGTCGACGAGTTGTTCTAACTCTCCCATAGTCACCGCTAAATTCAATTGTGTGTTATTGGTCTGATTAGCAATAATCGTTACAGCATCCTTGCCGAACTCATCAGGACGCTGACGCTCTAACCACCATGCTGAGGCTCTCCAATCGCCCCGTACAGAGGCGTTAGTAACTGCCCCTACATGAAGACCAACAGCCTTTGATTTTGCCCGTTCAACCGCCTCGAAAAATTTGAGAAATACAACTTCAGATGGGTTAGGTTTTGTATTAGGGTTACGTTCAAGGCGTTGCAATTCATCCGAGCCACGCTTAATCCAGTTGTAGAAAGATGATTCATGAACCCCTTGAGATTTCATCGCATCTCGTACTGGAATGCCTAGAGATATCTGACCGATAATCTCTTTCTCAACTTCAGGGGTCAGTAAAGTTTTACGCCCCGCTTCAGACTTAGGCTTAACTGCTACAGCCTTGGTCTTAGCAGGTGCTTTTGTCTTTACCGCTTTGGTTGTCATACGCTCCTCATGAACTCAAGTAATAAGTCTACCCTGATTGGTTATTAGAACTCCAACCCTATGTACCAAAACCCCAGTGACAAGTCACAGTGCCATTTGCTTATTTGGAAACCAATAGAAAAACCACATACTCTGCCACAAGAAATCCAAACCTTTTTGCCTATTTTCTTTTCCATCATTCATTCTCCTCAAGTGAACATGCTTCCATTGGCATTGCCAGCAACTCAACAACATCGCGCCATCCGTAGATTGTGTTTGCCCAGTCATTCAAGTCTTCAGTATGAACTCTCATCGAGTGTTCGCCTACCTTGATAGTTGAGCGACCTATCGGTTGATGCCCCGGCTTGGATTTTCCTCCAGCCAAGATATCGGCAACATCCTCTCGGGTAAACCCTGTCCCTTCATATGACACTGAAGTTAGCAGTTTGTTTAACTCCCCCGAGTCGTAACTTGCTAAATCTGATGTGCGATTATCAACGATAAGGATTTTCAACTCCTCTTCATTATCGACATCTACCCAGTGAACGGCAACCTTTTCCCATCCTAATTGAACTGCTGCTGCATATGTGTGATTACCCGAGAGAATGTGCTTTGTTTGTTTGTTGACCACGATTGGACGGTATTGCCCCATGTGCGTAAGACTTTCAATAATCGCACCAATATCGCCCTCTCTAGGATTCAACGGGTGAGGTTGAATCTCTTTGGTACTTACCGTCTCAACATCGCCTGAGTTGACCTCAGAACGCTCTGTGACGGGTTCTTTCTCCACTGGCTTTCGCTCAGGGAAACCTAGTCTTTCCTTGATGGCTTTGATTGCTTTCTGTTTTGTCGGTGCTTCACTGTAGAGTTGCTCTTTCCAAGCCTTGTAAGCCTCGCTCTCGATAATAAATTCCCATGCCCCTATCTTTACCTTCGGCTCACTAAGCAGAGGCTTAGAATCGGAAATTGAACTCTTCTCGTCCCCTCCCATAAGTCTGTCAAGCATCTCAATATCAGATTGGGTAAACCCTGTACCAATAAGGTCGGGCAAGGCGCTTAATAGGCTTTTGAGCATCGGTTCGTCGTATCCAGCGATATCAGTCAGACGATTATCTGCAAGAACTATCTTTCGGGCTGTCTTCTCGTCTGCCTCGATAAAGGTAACCTTGATTTTTCTCCATCCAAGTTTTTTGGCAGCCTTGTAGGTGTGATTGCCAGCAAGGATAAAGTTTGTTCCCTTTTGAACTACGATAGGTCGATATTGACCATGAGCCTTGAGGGACTCAGCAATTGCCTCGATATCTCCCCGACGTGGGTTTATTGGATAAGTCTCAAGTGAAGAGATTGCCACCGAGGAAACATCTTGAACTCGGATATTGGCTTTCATTTAATAAATAACCATGCTTCAAAATTGAAGAACTTCCAAAAACAAGCACCCTTCTCAAAACCTGCTTCAACTGCCATAGCAAGATTTTCCTCGGCTGTCTTAGTTTTCATCAATGGGCGTAAATCTTTTTCTTTGCTCATTATCTCATTCGAAGTAAAGTGCTTGCCTTTGAAGTCATAGTAAGCAAAATTGAAAACATTCTCCAACTCACCGTCGTCCTCGTGACACTTCTCTGCCCATACAAAAGCGCCACCCTCTGCTAACTGGTCATACACTAAATTCAAGATACCTTGCCTATCTCCCAGCGGGAGAAACTGTAATGTGAAGATTGAAAGAATCAAAGATGGTGTCTTGCCAAAGTTATGAAATGAGCGTAAGTCTTTACGGACGAAGTGAACATTGTCATGACTTTCAGGTAAAAGATTGCTTGAAATGTCAATGCCTAACTTGTCACCCGTGAAAGGTATGCTTTCAAGGAGCGCTCCTGTTGAGCATCCTAAATCAACAACTGAATAATCTTTTTTCACAAAAAAAGTCGATAGGTCGCGAATAGCGTCGGCTAATAAATGATAGTTAGGTATTGACTTCGCGATGTGTTCATCGAAGTTATCTATGGTGTCAAAAGAGAATGACTTAGTAGAACTCATAAAGTTTTTTTCCAATCGCTTCAACAACTGGGATGCTGATTGTTCGTCCGCACCGCTCATATCGTTCGGCATCCGAAACCTTCTTTCCATCGTCGTAGAACTCTGTCCATCCATCGGGGAAACCTTGCAATCTTTCACACTCAAGCGGTGTTAGTTTTCTTATTGAAACTGATTCTTCATCTCCAATAACAACTCCGTGCCTATCTTGAGCGGTAACTGTGTACATCGGGTCGTTATCGTCTTTAATCATGCGTCCGTTTGGACTCTTGTTGAATCGGGCAACATCCATAATAGGTTTTACAAAAGGAACATTGTGTCCGCCTGTACCCATGTTGGCTGTAAGTGTCGGAACTCCCTTTGACTTATACGGACGAAAATAACCACGACGCCATTGAGCCACTTCGAACTCAGGTACATCTTCCATCACGTAAGGTCGAGATGCTCCCCCTTTGTAATAGTGGGCATCGAGCGTTGGAGAAATGTCGGAGAAAAGCCCCTGCCTTGTTCTTTGTTTGCCTTGGTACGGGTCATCATTCTCTCCACCTGTGATTCCGATAGGAAATACTTTTGGTCGGGGTTCTCCTCTAAGATGTCCGATAAGGAAAATCCTTTCTCGGTGCTGTGGGACTCCGAAATTTTGGCTGTCAAGCAACTCCCATTGACAGTCATACCCCATCCCATCCAAGACTTCCAAGATGATTCCGAAGGTGCGTCCTCCGTCGTGGTTGAGGAGTCCTTTGACATTTTCAAAGAGAAGGTACGGTATTCCTTTATCTCGAGCAAGTCGAAACATTTCAAAAGCGAGAGTGCCTCTTGTGTCTTCCAAAGAGAATCCCGTTCGTTTTCCTGCAATGCTAAAAGTGGCACAAGGAAATCCTCCAACAAGGAGGTCTGCATTTGGAATGTCTCCAGCGGAAATAGTTCGAATGTCTCTTCCATCGGGTTGTTCTCCGAAATTTCGGGCATAAATTTTCCTCGGTTTCTCTAACCATTCATTAGCCCATACGCACTCATGACCCGTGTTTTCAAGTCCTAAGCGAAAGGCTCCGATACCAGCAAAAAGTTCAATAAACTTCATTATTCAACTGCTGGCTTTGGTGGGCGTCCTCGGTAACGAATCAACTTTCCGTTTTCATCGTAGTGTGGTGTGCGGTCGATATCGTCCTTGATGATTTTGTAAATCAACTGCTCTGATACTCCCATGGTCTTTGCAATCTCACGATAGGTAATACGTTGCTTACGAAGTCGTAGGATTAAAGTCTTTCTACGCTTGAGTAAATCAACTACCTGATTTTGATGAGTACGAATCGCATCATTGATAGTTTTTAGGTCCGTTAACCCGCGACCGTCTAACTCTGTGGCTTCCATTACTGTAGTCATTCACTTACTCCCTCTTCGAATATGCGTTCGATTGCTTCATCTAGTTTTGATTCTTTGTGCATCTCTTGAACTTTTCCCATGAACTCAATTGCGCTTTTAGCCTGTCTATCTTTGATTGAAAGATAGATAGCAAAATAAACTGGAGCAAAAATTACACTCAGTAACATAAGTGTTGCAATTATTGCAATAGTTGTTAAATATAACTCTACGTTCAAAATTTTCTTCCTTTCTTAACGCCTCTGATATAAATTACTAAAGAGTTTCTATCGTTATGAGGCGGTAGAAAAACTATTGACTTTACAAACTTTGATGAATCGTCGGGCAAAACTTCTGCATCAACTAATCCATCGATTGCTGCCTTAACTGCTGGGTTACATGCCCCTACGTCTTGTAAGCGCCCTCCCTTTTGGTGTGGTTCAACTGTGACGGTAATCCAGTCCATAGGCGGTATCCTCTCAGATTTAGCCAGTAGTTGAAAAGCCGAGCGCCATTGCTTGGTGAGTGTCGCCCTCTCCCAACGATTGCCAGCCCTTTCAGCGTTAGTTGTCCACGGTCGCTCATTGAACTCAAGGCGATAAATGGTTTGGTCAGATTCATCAAATTGGCATAGGCATTCCATGAACCGAAGGTTAGATTATGTCTCATTTATGTCAAATCGCTCCTTTTGTCCTATATTGTCCAATTTCCACCAATTGCCGTTTTTGTCTTGAAATGGAATATCTTCGGCTGATTCAACTTTAAGAATCAGGAATCCCATCTCCTTTGCTTTGAATCTATTGGACTCAACCCAACCATGGCATCCAGTCACACCTGAACCGCATAAAGCAATTAAGTTTGCTGGCAGATGAAGCAACTCGTTTTTTGAGCCTCCCATCATCCTTGGACGTCTATGGTGAACTGATACACCACTCCATAAAAAATCTTCGTGGCATCTTTCACATCGAAAATTTCCACGGCTTAAAACTATATTTCGAACTGCGTCGCTAACTCGATTAGGTTTAGATTTAGCCATTGAAGTCTCGAGTCCGCGATGGCGTCCATGCAAGCAGGGCATACTTTTGTCGACGTCTGCTCCGCCAATAGCATAGCCATACGACAAATCGAAATATCTTCATAGGTCAGGTGCCATTTCCCCATCACCATTTTCCACTGAAGCATTTTTGCCTCTCAACTTAGAACGAATCTCGGACGCATATTTATCGACTACTTCAGGCGGTGCCTTCTTCATTGCTGCCGACTCTAACTCCAACCCTATCTGACGGCTTCGCTCTTGCTCTCTCTCGTGTTGCATTTTCAGTCGCCAATCTTTATTGATATGGCTAACAGTGATTGCAACATCCGTGTTTGCATAGTGACGATAGACGCTCATCTTTGCATCAACAAGCGAAATATCAGAATCAAGAGATTCGCACCATGCTCGCACTTTTAACTCATCAATTTGAATTCGCAAGTCATAGGTTCCCACGACTCCCAAAAGAATTGCTACTTCAGAAGGATTCACCTTTAAGCCTTTCTGCTAATTCCATCGCCTTTTCAGCGTTTGTCTCAGTTTTAGTCTTTCGAACTCCTGCGCCTTTAAGAATTAAATCCATCTGTCGCATAGTTGGAACTGTGCCAATGTAATCCAGTGCCTGAATAATCTGCTCAGGTGTGTGACCTCTTGCAACTGCTGCCTTGGTTATCTGTAGCAGTGAATGCCACGCCCCTTTTCCAAGAGGTTTAACTCTTTGCTTCTCCCACCAAACTTTTGCAATCTCATCAGATATTGGACGAACTGCGACAGCAGTTTTGTCTTCGCTCTTTGTTGTAGATAGGACTGTTGTATAGGACTGTTGGTACGGAGTGGAGTTGGGGAGTGGAGGTATCAGAGTTGGGGAGTTGTCCATATCAGAGTTGGGGAGTTCTATGTCATCGTCCATAACTTTGTTCTCCTCAACATCGTTGGGGAGTGAAGACTTTTTCCAAATCAACTGATACGTCGTTGCATTACCTCGAGAGTTTCCCTTAGAGACAATTCGCAAATGTCCATCTGTAATCATCTCGTTGATTACTTTTCGAATGTACTCAACGGAGCACCTACTCTTTTTTGACAAGTTGCTCTGCGAAGCAAAGAATCGACCATCATCGTGAGAGATATCTGCAAGCGCTAAGTGGATGAGTAGTCGGGTGCCGTCATAGGGCGAATCCGACCACACTTTAATCATCCACTTCAGACTCACAAATTACCTCCACAATGCGGGCAACATTTTTGCTTACGCTTTTCGGTTTCTCTACCCGCAACAAATTCAGGCATGACATAAATCTTGCATCGATTGCGAGTTAGCGCAAGCCGTTCAATTCTTTCCGCTAAATGAAGGACGGACAGTACGCCACTAGCCGAGCCGTGATGAACTCCAAAAGCCTCAGCAAGTTCTTTCCAAGTGCAACCATTTTCATGTTGCTCCCATAAAAACATTAAGGCGTCTTTTTGGCGTTTTGTAGTTGTTCCGTCTACATCTTGCTTTCTTGCTCGCGCTTTTGATGTTTCAGAGCCTGACCAGCCACTCGTGCCGTTATATGGTAATTCAGGATTGAACTCCTGTGGATTCTGTGTCATTGGTTTCCTCTCCCAGTGATGGTGGGTTTAACTTTGTTTGCGCTTCCTTAAACTTTGCGCGAAAGGTTTCTAACTGCTCTGCCGAATAACCTTCTTTGTTTGATGTGATGTACTTTCCAACTTCACCGAGCGCATCATTATCTGTGGCACTTGTGATTTTGGTAAGAACTGCACTTGCAGGAAGAACGTCAGTTGCACTCGAACGCTCATATGAGTTTGAGTCAGGGTCGGGTTCATCTGTTGGTAGGCAGAGGGCTTGTAGGAGTGCGGTTCGAAAGGCTACAGACATCGCCTTAGCGGTTGCCTTGTCTCCTGAGTCCATTGCCTCACCTACTACCGTGGCACTAATTGCATCTCCTGCTTGACCAATGAATGTGTATGTGACTTTCACTTTCACATGACCCATTGCTGTTCGATTTCGACCGATTTCAACTGTTGCGTATTCATAGTCCTCAACATGAGGGACCACGATGACTCCGTGCTTTTGAAGTGCTGGAGATACTGCATTGACGACTGAATCAATTCCACGGAAATTGAATCCTTGTGAAGTGTTCTTGTCATTCTTTGCAATGGCTCCGACTGCTTTCATGATTTCGCTCAATGATTGAGCAATTGTTGGTACTGCCTTTGTCTCTGTTTCCATTGTGTCTCTCTCTACTCGGTTACAAATGAAACTGAAGTTTCAGCAGGGATAACTCGAACTGCTGGAACAATTTCACCTTGGGTTGATATTACCTGATTATCGTCACGAATCAAAGCATTGAGTGCTTTTTTGTCGATTTCAGTTTTGAAGCGAATAACTGAAGTTTCGGACTCTTTAGCCCATTCAAGGAACTTCTCCTCGTTTTCAATTTCAATCTTTGGGCGCCCAGCGGTTGTCTTGATGGTACCGTGGGGTAAAGATACCGATTTGCGACCTTCAGAGCGCTGTAGGAGCGCGTAAGGAGTCATTATTGCCTCAAAGTATGCAGCATCGCTGTCAAGGCTTCTATTGACCGTTTGAAGCCATTCTGTGACCCTCTTAATTTCAGCGTCAGCGATGGCTTGGTTCTCGGCTTGCTTACGTCGCAATTTTGCGAGTTTTCTCATAGCCCAATCAGCCTTTGAATCGTCATCGACGGTAAAGGCTTCAGGAATCTGTGGTTCTTCGACGATTTCAAACTCGTCTAGTGGTACTTGGTTTGTCATGTACTGCTCCTCTCGTTAATGGAGAGGATATAACACCCTAGTTGGTTATGTCAAATACCGAATGCACCCTTGACATAAACCGTGGCGGTGATGACTGCTCCGATAAGGATTACTCCGATTGTTCGGACTACCCACTCAGAGCGAGACTCCATCTTCTCCAAACGCTGAATCATGTGGTCGTAAGTAACAGAAATCTTCTGTGAGTCAGCAGAGTACACATCACGTCTGACATAAGTTTCGCCAATTGACACGTTAAGTTGCTTCATGCCTTCGCTTAACTCATCCAAGCGACGCATGATTTCTCCGAGGGTTACTTCGTGTTCTGCCATGATTATTCCGTTTCGTATTTCGGACGGGCAACTGCCATGACAAGTGAGTATGGGCGCTTTTTCTTGAAAGCGCCTCCACCATTTGATTGACTGCCTTTGCTATCTCCGCTGGTATTTCCCTCAAAACAAATAAGATTCTTTCCGTCGTTTGACCAAACGAATCCAACATGGTCAGGTTGTGCATCATTGTCGAACTGAAAAAAAACGATATCGCCACGTTTGGCTTGACCGACTGGAACAAGCATTCCTGCCTTAGCAAAGGCTTTGAGTCCAGCATCACAGGAGGCAAATCCTTTCTTCCCTGTTACTTTAATTAAAGCAAGTGCATCAGCAAGATAAAAGCAATAACTAATAAACATGGCACACCAAGGTTGACCGTTTGAGCCATACCACTTGCCCATAATTGTTAAATTATCGCCTTGCTCGGCATAACCCTCGTCGACAAATTTCTTTGCCTTAGAGAGAACGAGAGTTGCCGTTGCCATTTACTTTGCTGCCTTCTTAACTGCTTTTTTCTTGGCTGGAGCAGTAACTTTCTTAACGACTACCTCAGTAACTGCATCTGCAACTTTACCGAATGCTGGGTCATTTGGATTAGCAGCGCGTAGGGCAACTGGCAAAACAGCAGCGATTCCCGCAGCCAAGATTTGCTTTAGTAAAGTTGCATCTAGGGCAAAGATATCTCCACCTGTGAGCATAAATGTTGTTGTCATCGCTGCAAGGAACGAACGACCGTATGAGGCGAGCATCGCCTTTTGCTTCTTATTCATAGTGACTCCTAAGTGTCGATAGGTTAATAATACCTTAACCCAGTTTACCGAGGATAAGTACATCGTTTCCATTTACAAGCATAAAAACTACATCACTAACTGTTGGTGAATAACTACTCAAGTATTTAATCCCAGTTACCGCATCTGTTGCTCCAGCAATTCTAACTGAAACGCTACCCGCTGCTGTTGCGCTTACAACTCCTTGAGTCAACTGCATAGGTTGCTGTTGAGCACCTATCTGCTTAAAAACCTCATGTAAATCCATTAAGCACCTACCTGAATAGTTTCACCTGTTGCAACTACACGAACAATACGAGCATCTGCCTTCATTTGTGCGTCAGGACTAAGAGGAATTGATAAAGCATCAATAATGACCAAACGGTTTACCTTTGCTCCAACTGATTTTACATAAACAACATCTTGAACATCTAAAGTTGGGTCAACTAGGGAACTCCAATTAAGTGTTTCTTGAGAACCAATATAGGTATAAAGCAGATTTGTTGCAGCAGTTGTGGCAGCAGCAGTTGTACTTACGAGGCTTGAAGTAATAAAAATTGGAACTTGACCAAATTTTCCAAAACGATATGTAGGGCTAGTTGAATCTTCATCCCATACTGTAACTTTGATTGGAGTTGATACCTGAGTTCCAGTTACTGTATAGATAACTCCATTAAAAGTTTCTTTTGTTGAAATAGTTCTATCCAACTCAGTGATAGTAGTTCCATTGCCTTCTTCGTATGTAGCAACAACAACTGCTCCATCAAGGGTTGGAAATTGGTTCATTGTTACAACTCCAGTTACATCAAAATAAAGGTCATAGCCCACAAGTTCACAAATTTGTACGGCGTCTTTCCATGGGTCATTGGCTTTGTCTGCACCTAAAATAACTTGACCGATTGAAACTCCAGTAGTCGGGAATGAAACCTGCACATCGCTGTATCGGCTTTGAAGTAATGCAGTGATACTTGCCTCAAGAGTTCCAGCAACCATTTGATAAGGCTGAAGCCATTTTGAGCGAGAGACTATGAGAGCGCGGTCTTCACCGCTTACTTTCATTGCAACGCCGTCTGCTCTATCTGAAATCGCAACATCCGTGATTACAAAAACTCCAAGAGGAATAAACTCTTGAGTTCCATTACTGTATTCAATTCCACGATAAAGACGAAGTTCGTTTCCAAAAGGTGTCAATAGGTCGTAGTCATTATCAGGAACCATGTTGTCAGCAGTTCTATCTGTTGATAAAGTTACTTCACAGGTTCTGCGTGTTGCATTTTTTGCACTAACAGTTACCGAACCGCTTGCAATTTTTAAGGTTGCCAGTTTTTGGTCACTTGACCAAATTTCTGCCTTAGCAACAACTGTATGGCTTTCAATAATTGCTGCTCTAAATGTTGCGCTTGCTGGATACATTACGAACTGACCTCAACGTAATCCAAATCGATTGTGCGTCGAACAATTGTTCCAACTGTTGATTCACTCCAAGAACGACCAGTAATTCGAATATATTTCTGATTGCCAAGAGGGTCTTGAACTAAAAGAGTTCCTTGATAATTGATAATAGGCAAGAAAGTATTAAATTGTGCATTGGTGGCAGTTGTTATTGTGTAACGACCATCTTTGCCTTGCAAATTACCAGCAACAACTATTGGTCGGTCATCTCCAAGTGGACGGAAAATTGTATTAGGCTCTTCAACTTTAACATTGAGTCCGTTAAGTACATTTATTGAGCCAACATTAAGTGATGGGCTTGCTGGAACCTTGAACCACCATGTTGAATCATTCGTAATTAATACCTGTTGAACAGTTGAATAACTTGATGGAATTTCAACTGAGCCAGTAGTTATTCCAATAGCGCGAGCGCGATAGTAGACAGTTAGAGTTCGAGGTGCTTCGTAATCTGAAGCAGTTCCCACAAATGAGACAGGAATGATATTCGAACCATTTCGAATAACCGAATATGTTACTCCTGAGTCGACACTTCGTTCAACTACATAATATTGAGATGAATAACCACCAGGAAGTGACGCTCCAGTAATTGTGAAACTTGCATAGCCAAGACTTGAGTTCCAAGATGCTACAAGAGTGGGAGTCGTTGGTATTGTGCAGTTAATAACAAAACTTGAATATGTGTAATCGCTATAAAATGGAGCATTGTTAACTGTTTTAGCAGCGCGGATATAGCAACGATATGTAGCATTAGGTAATAGATAACCAACAATTGATGCGTTATCTGAAGAAGCAATTTCTCCTGAATCCCATGTTGCTGTAGATGTTATTGGGTCGAATCCACCTGCACCATATTGAGCAGCCGAGAAAACTTTAATCTGATAATAACTCTGCGTTTCATTATCTGTATCTGTATAAGACCAAGTAATATCAGGAGATGCTGTAGTTGTAATTGTTCCCGAAGGCGCTGTAACCGTAGTAACTGTTGGCTTAGTTACAAGGTCAACATCGATAAACAACTCATAAAATGTAGCGCGGTCTGATGAATCGTTATATTCAGTAATCTTTGCACGAAGACCATTAATATCAGCCTGACTCCAACTTGTTCCATCAGGTGAAGATGTCTGCCATGGTCCAGTAAATGTTGTAGCGCTTGCGTACTGTCCACGGATTGCCAAGGCTGAATGGTAGTAATTAGCATTGCTAACGCGAGCACCTAGATAGATATTTACTCGACCACTTGTTGTTGGTGTTAAAACTCGAGCACGAATTCGAACTCTTTTAATTTGTTGTGTCCCAAGAACAGTCAAAGTTCCAAAATCTAAAAGCGCCGAAGCGCTTCCAACAATAGTATTGAGTTTTTGTGCATAAGTAGTGTCGGAGTTATCAGATAAAGCAGCCTCAAGAGATGGCGCTACAGTTAAAGTAAAGTTTGATGCTCCAGTAGCGGTTGCGTCAGGAACTACTGTAGTAATTGCCATTTATCTATCTCCTACCAAGTAGTGCTTTAGACATTATTCCAGCAAAGTCATCAGCAAATGTCTCAGCATCAGGGGTTGTGATTTCTAACTTAACATCACCATTAACTGTAAATCCACCTGAAGTCATACCGACCATATCAGGATTGTAGGCATTGTAATTACCAGCAGAGTCAATTCTTCCGCCTTTTGCATATAATGTTGGTGCAGTTATTGGTGCAGAAGTTTTTGTTTTTGGTATTGCTGCTCCCGCAACACCAATCCCATCAAGTGCATTCTTCATTGCCGTAGCAATTGCTACTGCGATGCTTTCAGCAAGGGTAACTAATTCAGTCTTTCTCTTATTCAATGTATCAAGGAATCCCTGTGCAATGTCTTCGCCTAAATTAGTTCCAAGGTCAGATAGTGGAGAAAGAGCCTCTGTGATTGCTGCAACAATGACAGCCATTTCAGAATTAATTGAATCCATTTTTTTCTGGAATCCATCTTTAAGAGCCTGAGCAGATTTGACTGCTGCACCAAAGAATGTCTCGCCCATATCCATTGCGAATGAATCAGATATAGAGCCAATCTCAGCGTAAACAGAATTAATTTCACCCAATTGAGAATCAGTAGCACTAGCCAAGAGAGCAGCAGTTGCACCCGCTGCTTCAGGACCAGCCTCGACTAACTGGCGAATGTAATCTTTGTTAACTCCGCGAGTCATCATTTGTTTGATGTTTGCCGCAAAGTCTTTAATAGTCTTTAAGCGCTCACGAAGTTGCTTTGTGATTGAGTCAATTCCGCTATTAGCGCTACTCATTTGCGTAATAACAAGACCACTTGCTGTCTTGATAACTTGAATAGTTGCAGCAGCATCAGATTTTGATAAGTCAACTAGGGCTGTTGCATAAGACTTCATTGATGACTTGGCTGAGCCGACAAATGAAGTTTGTTCCTCCATTACCTTATCTAGTGCTTTTTGAGCATCTTCTAATTGCTTAGCAACTTTAACTCGTTGATGAGCAAGGGCAACAAGTCGCTCTGTTTGCTTAGTAAGGAAAGCAACTAAATTATCTCGACCAGTTGGGTCAATTCCATCATAACGCTTATTAATTTGTTCAACAAGGTTGTCATACATGCTAATAATTGAATCCACTGTAGCCTCTGCTGAACTCATAGCCTTTGTAATTGCACTTGGCTCACCAAATGGTTTGCGTAGCAACTGAGCAAAGTTTTCAACAGCCTCAGCACGATTTTTAGTTGCATCTTCAAGACGCTTAGTTGCTAATTCAATTTTTTTATTTAATGCTTCAAATGCTGCACCAATTGCTTCAGCCTGTGGAATGAACTCACGGATTGCTGCATTGGTTGTCCAATAAGCATCTTGCATATTCTTGAGAGCAGCACCCTTGAGACCCTTAGACTTAGCATCAAATACATTCTTGAGTAAATCAAGTGACTTTGTAACTGTCTCTCGAGCAGTTGATGAATCTTTTTGGAATCCAGGAACGAACTCATTATTGATAAAATCGTTGTACTTTTGAAGACTTTCTCTTAATGCAGAAATCGCTGTTGCACCAGTACCATCTTCACCGCCACCACCGCCACCACCGCCACCTTCTTCAACTTTTGTTCCTTTGAAAAGGTCTTTAATCTTTTTAGAAATTGCAGTAAATGAGTCTGTTTTGAATGTCATTGGTTTATTGAAATCATCTAATTTTTTACGAGCATTAATCATTGAATCGCCAAAACCAGTAATAGAGGCGTTAGTCTTGTCAATCCAGTCTAACGTTGCTTTTCCAGTTTTTTGCATTTTTTCATCGCCCATAAGTTTTCCAAGGGCAATCTGTGCATTTGCAGTTCCTCGAACAATTAAAGCAAAGGCGTTAAATACGAGACTTCCTACCATTACAGCAGTTTCGCCTAAGAGAATAAATCCCTTACCAATCATAATAATTGCTTTACGGAAATTCTCACTTGAATTCCATGCTTTATAGAAAGCGTAAATAAGAAGAGCAATTGCTCCAACTATTGCAATAATTTCCCAGTTAGCAGCAATCCATGCAGTAGCCTGAGCGTAAAGAGCCTTTGTCATCATTCCAATTTTTACAATTGCTGCTGCTACTACAACTGCTGTAAAGAATTGAACTAAATCATTCATATTTCCAACATGTTGATTAACCCATGTAACTGCATCTGCAAACTTAGAAATTGCTCCAGCAGTAATATTTATCAAAATATTACCAAGAGTTACTAAATTATCTGCTAATTTAGCAACAAATTGAATTTGTGGCTGAAGCGCTGTTGCAAGTTTTGCAAATGCTGCTTGAACCTTTGGACTCAAAGCAACTAGAACAGCAAGTCCGACACCCACTGGATTAAGCATTTTTAAGAAACTACCAAGAACTGGAATCATTCCAAATAATTGAACACCTACAGAGGTAGCCATTGCTGCACCAAAAGCACCAATAACTGGAAGATACTTTTGAATCATTGCTCCCATATCATCGATTGAAGTTGTGATTGGTTGCATATTTGTTATTAAGTCTGTAAAATGTGTAATCAAAGCAGTAACTGGTGTTACAAGTTGAACAAATACTGCGCTAAGAGCCTCAAGGATAGGATATAAGGCTCCGCCTTTTTCGATTGTTTTTGAGAAGGCTGAATACATTTTGTAAATAGCAAGAATAAGAGGACCAAATGCGTCCAAAAATGGACCGCCCAACGCTACTTGAATATTAGTTGTGACACGAGCAAAAGAACGCAAAACCTTTCCAGCATTCTGCATAGACATTTCATAAACTCCAGCAAGTGTTGCACCTTCAGCAATAACAGCATTCATGACTGCCTGTTGTTTTTGTGCTGTAGTTAAGGATGTCGCAGCAATATTATTTGCTTTTGCATAGGCTGTTACTGCGCTTTGAACTGTAACTTGGCTACCAGCAGTACGAAGCATTTCTGTATTAAGACGAAGCACCGCATACATTAAGCGAGTGGCTGTCTCTGTTGAGTTAGATTGGCTAACTACAGCCAAATCTTGAGCAACACGGCTAATTTCAACTGCTTTGGCTACATCTAGGTGATTTCTAGCAAATTGAATAACGAGTTGCTGAGATGCTGCCATCTCAATACCGTTATCTTTAACGGCTTTGGTGTATTCCATCAACTTTCCGTAGCCAATACCAGTGGTTTCACCGATAATTTGTAAGACTGTATCGAATTCTTGAACTTTTGCTGCTGCGTTAAAAGACTTAACTCCAAGGGCGACCATTGCGCCACCTGCAACTGCTGCAACCGTACCTAGAGCCATGCTCAGTTTTCCAACTGATGCGCTCATTGCGGTGAATGATGACTGAACGCTTGATGAAGAACTTGTTGTCTTCTTAGTTAAACTTTCAAGTTGTGACTGGACTTCAGTTAAGCGTCGATTGAAATCGGCAGTATCGGCGCGGAATTTGGCTAATACCTCTACTACTGTCTCTTGAGCCAAATTAATTCACCGCCTTCTAGTTTCTTTTTTTCATAGCCTGTTCTTGCTCCCAAATACGGATGCGTTCAAGTGCTTCCCATTCAGTTAATTCGTTCGCTGTAATAGCACGATGGGAAGGACTGCCGTAAAGTAATTCATCGACAGTCCTACCCAATCGTTCTGCTAATTCAAAGACAAATCTTCTGAAGCCGTTTCGGAGGAATCTTTTCCCAGTTCATCAGCGGATTCTTTTGTGAATCCTGATAGGCGCATACCTACCATTGCTACACGGTCAAGTGCAGTTGCTGATTTACTGAGCAAGATATCGCGGTCTTCAGGAACGAAAACCTGCTCGCCAGTCAATGGGTCAAATGATGTTGCAATAACAATCTCAGGATAAATCATCTGTAGATTCATCTCTCCTGCGTCTGCTGTTGCCTTATCCATGATACGAGTGCGCTCTGCGCCTGTCATACCACGAACTTCGATTTTCACTCCCCATTCAGGCACTTCAACTAATTGAGTTGGAATGTCTTGCACGGCGAGAATTTGGTCTCTTATGGACACGATATCTCCTTTAGGTCTCTAGGACACGACTTGGTTTATATTTAGTTGTTATTTAATTATTAGTATGTAGCGCGAGTAATTGCGCCTGATACTTGGAACTGCGCTGTGAATGTAACGACATCGCCAACTGGTGATGATGTTTCGTATGAAGTCATAACGCATAAACCAGTGTACTTGACATATGTGCTTGTTGAACCTGATGGTCCGTATTCAAATGCTACTCCATCAACGCCAACTAGACCAGCCAACTGAGCATCGTATGTTGCATCGAACACACCACTGATTGAAATTGTTGCATCTGACAAACCGACTAGGTATGTCTTTGCACTTGAGCCAAAAGTTGTTGTCTCGCCAGTCTCGATTGAGCGTGGGAAAGTAACTTCTCTTACTGCATCTGAAATTGCGGTAGCAGTACCCGGGGTACCACTTGAACCGATTTTGAATACTGCGGATTTACCATGACGAAATGTAGGCATTTTTTATTATCTCCTTGCGAATGCGACGGTTGTAGTTATGCTGCCTGTACCTGCTGTTGTTATCTGCGAGCGCAAATAACGGTTTACTGTTGTTCCACTTGCAACCTCAACTCTGCGAGAAGTTTTGATTGTTGTGGCAACGGTTGTGAATGTAACCAAGTCAACCCAAGTCGAGTTATCGGTTGAGTGCTGAACCTTGATTGTTGTAGTGCCATTGTTAGCGTTTGCTGTCACATGAGCATGTGCAACTCCACCATTTGTTGTTGCTGCTGCATTATCGACAGCGGTACCATTTGTCGTTGTTGCAGTTGTTACAACGGTCGCAGGAGCAAGTACGCGACCTGACTCCAACCCTCCGTCAGCCTGTAGTTGACTGGTAACTGAAACTACGTCACCTACAGGAGAACTTACTTCGTATGAAGTTTCTTGCGTAGCAAGCATGTGAGCAATTGTTCCAACTACGTTTCCTTCAAGTTGAACTGTCACAGTGTTATCAGCACCACCAAGGGCTGCTGCCATGATTTCATCAACCGCGCCCGTAGAACCATCGAACATTCCCGATAGATTCATGGTGCCGTCTTTTAATCCTGAAATGTATGTCTTCGCGCTATTTCCAAAAGCAGTTGTATCCGAAGTTTCAATTGAGCGAGATGTTGTGCTTTCCTTGTAATAACCTGAAAGGTCATACTGGTCAACTAGAACAACGGTATTTTTACCATGACGAAATGTAGGCATTACTCAGTGACCTCCTCGGCGACTGGGACGGGAGTTTCTTCGACGATTAAAGTTTCTTCAACTACTGGAGCGGGAGTTTCTTCAACTATTACTTCAACTTTTTTTGGCTTACTTGGGTCTTCAATAGCACCAGTATCTAATAGCCATTTAATTGCATTGGCTGGAAGGTCATCGACTAAATCGCCAACCTCAGCACGTTTGTTTGGTGGGTAGTCAATACCCTGCAAGACTCTGTAACGAGCCATCTAAACCTCCTCGAATACGGCACATGGGTAGCCCCATAGACCGTCGAGGCGACTAGCGCACGGTATAGACAGGCAATGAGGCGACTAAGCGCACAGTAGACAAAGTGTATCGCATCGCTATTTAGACGGCTTTGCAACGAGTAAGAACTGTTGAGAAGGCACCCTTGTATTCGTCGACACCTTTAACCGTTCCCTTTAATGTGAACTTTGAGCCAACTTCGACATTCAAGCCACGGCTTGAGAACCACTTCAACTGGTGTTCTCCGCTTTCGAATGTGTACAAAGTAGTTAATCCAAACTGAGACTCAAAAGTATTTTCACTAAGAACTGTTACTTCGACCTCAATCTTTTCCCCAACTGGAGCCAAGATTTCAGACTTGTAAACCTTCTTCTCAGCCTTGGCTTCAGCCTGACGCTGTGCAGCCTTGAGCAGACTGACCAAGATTCCTACTGTGTTGTACTTTTGGAATGTCAATCCGCTGACAAGGCGAACATTCTCGGCATAACTTGAATCGCCTTCGAAGCCCTTGCCGAACTCACGAAGTTCCTGAGCCTTTTCTCTGTGGGCATCGGTAACTTCCTGACCGATAATTTCTTTCCATTTGTTTAATCCGTGGAATCCGCCATTAAGTTTTTCCCACACAATTTCTTTTGTTGAAAGTCCGCTACCTGAAGGCACGAAACCAACCTTTTCAACGGCGCAGACCGCTAAAGCCAAGACGCTCAAAGTATCGAATCCGCTGAATCCACCATTTGAAAATCCGCCAAACTCCTCTTGAAAGTCCTCTTCAGTAACCAAGGCTGAGGCATTGAACTCCCAGCCTAAGAAATCTTTTACGCAAGTTGAGCCAACCTGACTCAACTTTCCTGAGTCGCCATTCTTAACAAAGATAACTTTTGAGCGTGAACGAACCTTTTTGCAATGCTCGCAATAGCCAACCTGAACATCGGATGACTTGATTTCAACTCCACCAGCGATGCTCTTTGTAAGAGCCTTGCCCTCAATGAACTCAGCAACGCCAACAAATTGCCATCCGTTGTACTTAACTGGCTCGCCTTCGATTACTAAGACTGAATATTCTTTTGTGATTCCTTCAGCAACTTCAGTGCGTGACTGAATGCTTACTTTGAATCCACCTTCTAAGCCTTTTTTCTGACCCCTAGATGCAAGTTTCTGAGCCTTGATTAAAGTCTTCTCGACATCAATCTCGGAGATTCTGAACTCTCTCATCTTGTCCTCCTCTCAGGAACAAGATAAGTATATCAAACTAGGGTTAAATAATCAAGAGGTTCTACGGAGTCTTTCCTCTTGAATCATGCTCAAGGTTAGAAAGTATCCAACTCCATCCACGACTGTATCGGGCTTAGTTTGGTTGACCTCACGAGCAATCTTCATGCCGACCATGCAAAGACTCACCTGTTCGGCTGAGACGTCACAGCCGAGGATTACAGCCCATATCTTTGCTGCACGTTCAAAGTTATCAAGGGGATGCCCGTAAGCCTCCTGACGCTCTCCTGAGACCAATTCAGCAGCATATAGGGCGATATCTCTTGGGTCGTTCATAATAACTGTAGGTCGCTCATTCCCGCTTGGCTGACAACAAATGTCAGGACTCCCACATCCGCAATCTCCCCCGTCGACTGTCTCCACCACACGCTTCCCCCGTCGAGGGCTGGTGCTTGTAGCCATTTGACTCCTCCCCAATCTGCTAGTTTTAGTGAATGATAGTGACCAGTAACCAAAATGTCACAATCGCCAATCTTTTGACGCCCGAGCGTTTGGTCAGCAATCCAGCGACGAAGTTTTCCTTCAACTCCCTGACCTGAACGGGCTAAGTGACCGTGAGTAATTCCAATAATCTTTCCATGGACCTCAAGGGTTAGGCTCAACTCCTCTTGCGGAATCGCAAACTTAATATGTCCATATGCTTCAGGATTGGCTGCAAAGATTTCAGCAATTGATTCCACAAGTGCCACATCGTCGTTGTCATTAAGGGTTGTGAATGCTTTTCCGTTTTTTCTGTTTTCTCCATGGTTTCCTCCAATTGCTGCAACTGTTATTGAAGGCACCAACTTAGACCAGCGGATGAGAGCATCACGAAGCAATCTGCGGGCAATCTTTACTTGGTCACGGCGGTCAACTTCAACTGTGAAAGTTTGAATGTCATAGTGACCGTCGCATCCTTCAACTAAATCTCCAAGGCATAGTACGGTGATTGAATCAATAGGACGACCCAGTTTCTTCAATTCCTTTAATCTGAACTCAACATCATCGATAGCCTGAAGCCAGCGACCAATTAATCCCTTGAGTCCATCTCCATCGCGCTTTCCAACCTGCCAGTCAGAGGCGCAAACAACTAAACTTGCTCCGCCCACGAACTCTTTGCGCTCACGAGGCTTATGCTTTTTAATCTCTTGAATTAAGGCTTCGATATCGGCATTTTCTACTTTGCCTTTTCGAACTACTTTGCCTTTCCATTGGCGATTGAGAATGCCCATGGTGTCGCCCCATACATTGAAAAGAACAGGTTCAACAACTGAAAAATGCTCAGGGTCAAGTCCCCACATGCGGAGAACCCCTGACCAATCAGGATGAGTCTCGCCCTCCATTGGCTCTGTAGTAACTAAACCTTCATCACCATTCCAAGTAACTCCAGGTTGCCATTCGGCTGAACGCTGACGTGGCTCAGTCTTTTTAACTGAGTTAACCTCCGTAGTTTTTAGGAGATTATCTAACGCATCATCAAGACTCACGTTGACACTTACACCCGTCTTTGCCGAGCATACGCCTACGGTGACGGCGAACAATATTTGAACTCACTTCATACCCGTATTCTTGCAAAAGGGGGACAAGCATACTCGCTTCAATTTGTTCGTTTAGTAGGGCTTCTTTAAGTTTAGATTTAACAGGTTCGTCAACTTCTTCGACAATTCTTCCCATTGCACAATTAAAACCATGCGGTGTTCTTTTTCCCTCTAACACTTCTAATTTAGCGAGGAACTCATCCTGACTTATTTTTAGACTTGCATCTCGGACAACGGATACTCCATGGTCGTGTTGCGCTTTCAAATAAGAGACGGTCACATTTCCAGCAGCGCTGGTTGTCGTCTGTGTTTGCATTTCTGCCATACGGGTCTCTCTCCTGAGTTGGTTGTTCAATGTTAGGTTCGATAACTGACATTAAGCACCTACAAAGCAATCCATATTAAACACGATTATTGGACGCTCTAGTTCGTCTACTCCTATCGGCATAATCGAACCCATTGATGAGATACGAAGAATACCAACTGAAGTTAGGGTTGTGTTGGATATCGCAGAAACTAATACTCGGAGTGTCTCGGCTAAATCTCGGGCAGTTACATAGTCATCTCGTCCAGCACGGCACATAATTTGAACACTTGGGCGACTAATACTAAAGCCCGTAGTGCCAAAATTCTCAATAGGAGGCAATCCCTCGTACTCAAAAACAGCCACACATAAGTCAGGTGTCTCAGGCATCTTAGATAGGAAAAGATTGGTTCCAAGGGTCAAAGTGGCGTTATTGGCATCGATATAGTTGCCAACTGCTTCTAATACTGTAGCCATTATTAACCCTTCATAACATTCTGTAAATGAACGCCAAGTCTACTAGCAAGCCCTTTTGTCCTACGTTTGACTGGAGTTTCAAGATATTTCGCTTGAGTTGGTGGAGCGTGGTAAACCTTTTTTCCACTTGGAGCCATGATTCGCTCGTGGACATATAAAGCGTAAGCACCTGCTGGACCACCGTAGGCGATAGTCACTTCAACTGAATCCTTTGTAACGATAGGGGTTTGAACGTGACCGCTTCCCTTTAATGCACTGGTATCGACTGGGACAAGGACTTGGGACTCGTTGAAAGCCATGGTTGCCTCTTCATAGAGACCACGGGCTAGGGCTTGAGTTCCCTTATCTCCAGCATTGGCAAGAAGGCGATTAAGTTTGGCTAAACCTACAATTTCAATTGAAGCCATTAAACACGACCAAAAGTAACAACCGTGTGATGATTGACAACTGAACCATTTGCTTTATAACTAACCTTGTCAACTTTAGTGATAATTGGTTCTGCCCCAGTTGGCAAAGTTAACCTATCGCCAACATTTACATCAGGGTCATTTAGAATAATGAGGCGACCTTCTTCAACAACTCCGCGCTTTTGGTCTGTAGTTATCTTGGTGATATCTGACATGATGCGACAGTTATAAGTTGTTCCAGTTCCGCTAGTAGCCCGTTTTCCATAGGAATCCATAGTTGTGCCTTTATAGACGACAACCGTATCGGTCATATCGTCAGTCCAGTGAGCGGGATTTCCCTTGATATAAGTCATAGTTATACCTAGGTACGGTTATCTTGGATACCAGTATAGAAATCGCTGTTGTAACTTGTTATTGTTTTATCTGTTGTAGATTTAAGCGCATCTGCATTAACTTTAATAGTTGGCGGAGATAGTTTTCCACGTTGCAAACGAAGACTTTGTGCAAGTGCTCTGAACTCAGCAGCCGATGTTCCATATGATTCTGAAATGCTAAGGTCACCAATACTACGACTGTAGTTAGTTTTATGTGCAAAACGACCAGCAATCAACTCAGCCCCAGCAATAGCAGCATCAATTGGAGTTAACCAAGTAGTTAATAAATATGTAATTTCAGCATCGCTGAAATGATAATCGGCGCTATCAACGTCACCAATAATAAAACGAACTTTATCTCTGTCATTTGAACTTGGGTCTACATATGTAAATGCCATGGATTATGACTCTTCCGCTGGAGCACTGAGTTCGGCAATGATTACTTCTGCATCGATAAAGTTATTTGTAGAAGCATTAACAAAAGGACTTGAACCAAATATCCACTTGCCATCTTCAAGTTGTACAACTGCTCCACCTATATGTGCAGTTTCAGGAAATGAGTCATCATCCAAAATTGCATCATAATCATCTTTGATGAGTTCAATAAAGGATTCATCTGCAACGATAAGGTTTTTAACTCGTCCATCTTTGATTAGTACATAATTAGCCATTGAATTACTCCCACCATGAAATCAATAAATAGCCACCTGCGCCGTTACCCCCAACGCCACCATTGGCACCAGCAGCAAAAGTGGTTCCTCCGCTTGTGGTTGCATTTGGAGCACCCGCGCCGCCCCCGCCCCCACCACCGCTTCCATAAATAGTTGCGTTTGTTCCAGCAGAACCAGCAGCAGCAACACCAGCACTAACTCCTGCT